GATACCAAGATGCAGCACCTGTTGTTTTATAAGTAAAGTTAGGAACGGTACTGTAATAAGCATTACCAAAAATATTAATAGCTGTTGTAGATGCACTAATACTTCCGTAGGTACTAATATCAATTGCTTTAATTGTGCTATACCAAGGACTAGGAGTAACTCCTAATCCTAAGTTACCAGAGGTGTCAAGGGTCATCCTAACTGCCGCCGCAGTAGCATCATAAATATAAAAAGTATTAGCCGCACTACTACTGCTTCCACCTGTAGCTACTTGCCATTCATGAGCAGTCCCGCCAGTATTTTTTAAAGACAAATATGAAAAATTTGCCGAATTAGAAGATTCAATAACAGCCGCCGCATTCGTTGTGCTTGCAATATCTAATAGTTGACTAGGGCTAGCCGTACCTATACCAACCCTTTGACTTGTATCTATTGTTACCGCAGTAGTCGTACCATTAGTCTGTAGCTGAAGTACGCCAGATGTATCCGCCGTATATACGAGGGCTGTCGTTGTAGTGGTTCCAGCGGCGATTGTTGATGCCATGTTTGTTCCTTAGTATTAAATCACAACCCATCGTTGACCGCTCGAAACCGTAATTGTCACGCCTGAGTTCTGAGTGATGGGGCCAACTGAAAAACCATTCGTTCCCGTAGCTATCGTATAGCTAACTGATGCTGTCGTGTTATTGACTTGAATTGCACCACCTGCTTGTGCTCCGCCAATACCGCCCCAGATCGTTCCGTTGTATCCCTCAAATTGAGCAAGCGTTGTGTTATACCTAAACATGCCCGTTGCAGGGGAGCCTGATCTTTGCGCCGTTGTACCCGCAGCTACTTGGATTTCTCCAGTGCCAGACATCGTAATATCGCCCGTAGTAGAAAGCGTTGCAAGTGATACGTTACTTGTTGTTGGGTCTATGTAGACAGCTTTTTCAGACGGGTATGTTAAAAATACGTTCTGTGTACCAGACGCAAAATTAGTTAAAGACCCTGCATTGCTAGAAGACAGTACTGTGGTACGGCTTAACGTATTGCCTGTGTTCCAAGTGCCAAGACCCACTTCCCAATTAGCGCCGCCTTGATCTGCAATACAGTAATATGTAGTTGTGCCGTTAACAGAACCAAACGCCGCGCTAAAAGCTTGATACCCCGTGACAGCACCAAGGAGCGTAACTGAGCCTGTGCCCGGCGCACTACATGTCTCTAAAACCCTGTCTTTGATTAGAAAGGCCATACATACCCTTTAATTAAGAAGTAGCGGTGGTCGAATAAGTGACCGACACAGTGTCTCCGGCGGTGGTGGTTTTCGCTGTACCAAAGTTACCTTCAGAGTAAAGCGTGCCGCCTGTGTTGCTCTGTGTGTTGGAAGCACCTGAACCGAGTACTAAGAAACAACCATAAACCGTACCACCTGAACCTGTGATTGTGTAAGTCACTGCGGTTGCTGTTGAAGAAGTTACGTTAGACGGTGTAGCGCCTGTAGATGTAGATGATGCAAAAACTGCTGTGCCACGAACCGCTGATCCGCCCACTGTATAAGCAGTGAACTCTTTAGACGGCACAATTGTGCTCATTGTGTCTGTTGCCGCAGCGGTAATGCTTGCATTGAGCAAACCAAGGTAAGGGCCAGTCACAGAATAACTAGAACCTTTAAGTAACGTATCAAGCATCAATTGCTTACCTATAGCTACCACTAAGTTAGGAAACTCTTCTTGCCACTTTAGATTACCCTGTGCATCCCGGCACACAACATGGTACCAGCCCTCAATGCCCATACCTTCTGGTACTTTAGCGTTGGTCTGTAGTGTCGCTATTGCGCTATCTCCAAATCCTGATTTTTCGTTAGTCATTATGAGCTCCTGATTAAAGCTGTTGTTGATGAATTGTCTGGCATTGTTACCGTAAAGTTAGGCCCGGCATACTTGTCGGATCCAAAATCAATAACGCATATGGATGCATTATTTGCGGTAACATCATATATCAAAGCACATCTAGCTGTAAATGCTACATTAGTCCAAATAACATTGCTCCAATTCATGTAAGCAATACTATTGATAGCATCATAGTTCAAACTAAAACCCGTCATGATCTGACCGCCAGCAATATAACCCGATCCAGCCACTTCATTCACACTTGTATATAAAGTAGTTGATAAATTCAAGTCAGCATTAGCCGTGTACAGAGCCATCTTAATGGTATCTGTAGGAATATTAAATACCCCGCCCTGGTAGAGCTGATATTTAAAACTTGTGGTTTGTCCTTGAACTATGCTCATTGTACGGGTTGTATCCTAAATTGACCTGACCTGTAGGCGTCCTCGCGCTCAAGTCCATCACCAAGGCGCTTAGCAATTGCCATTGCTTCCATGTATCTTTTTTCATAAAAAACAATAAGATCTTTATCGCCTTTTTGATATGTGTACGCCTCTAATAATGTGCCATATAAAAGCACAGTGTCAAAATTATTTCCAAGCCATGATTGCCCTGTAGGATTAATTACAGAATTAACTGTTACGCTAAACGGCGTTCCTGTTGTAACCAAAGACGTTGCAGATAAAGCATCTCCAACGCTATAAAGACAACCGCCGGTTCTTAAAGTTACAGAAGTAACTTGATTTGAACTGACAACAATATCTGCTTGAGCCCCTGATCCGTTTGAATTACCAGTTAAAGGTACATTTAAGTATGTACCATTTGTATATCCATTATTTGCAGATGGAACAGAAATGTTTGAAATGACAGATTGAATAATTGAATCTGGATAATAAAAATAATGCATTTCTGCTGAATAAGCTTGATCAGGCGTAGGCCCTAACAAAAAGCTTAAATATAAAGGAGCAGAAAATTGAGGGCCAAACAATGCATAATGTTTTGGTGTATTCAAATAAGTTGTTGAATAACATTCTCTAATAAAGTTTACATCTTTGTTTAACAAATAGTTATAGTCTGTTTGAAATGTAATAAACCCGCTTACTGAACCAGTATTATATTGGGATAAAGTAATTACATAACTTGAGCCAGAGCCGGCTATTCCAATTACTCTGCATTGACTTCCAATCCCGGCTCCTATTACATTTTGCCCAACAAATATTCCAGGATTACTATTGACTGTAATAGTGTTTGATCCAATAGATCCAGATATTGCACTAGCCGTCACATTAGAAAACACCGCCAATGAATAAGGAGCTAAAAAATCATTTGGACAACTTAAATAAGGATTGCCAGCCGTAAGCGTGCCCGTTACATTCTTGCGCAAAGATGGAAACTGAATCGTATTAAATACTCTTTGTTCCGTTTGCTCAATAAAAGTATTGATATCATTTGTTGGAAATGTGTTTTCCAAATATGACTGAACTTCTGTAACGAGCTGGCTATAGTTCATGCCATCGGGCCCCTAGCAATTTTGCCGCGTTCAGCAGCACCATTACCTCTAGTTACTTCACCAGATGTTTTAACTTCACTATTATGTCCAATAGATACACCGCCATTTAATGGAGTCCAATTCTTGCGAGTAGGCATCTTTACTTCTAAACCAATAGGATTGGGTATATTGCTATCAGAATCAATACTTCTGGCGGTTACTGGCTTATCTTGCATGGTATGCGGTCTTGCATACTCATCTGCATAGCCATTGAATTTACCCTTGGCTTTAACAATCGCAGGACTGTTTTTTTTAATTGGTTGAACTATTTTGGCTGTAGGCATTATTTGCTCCCTTGATTTGCTACGCGGGCCAGGTTGCGACCAACTAGCTTTTCTTCACCAGAAACTACTCCGCCTTTGGCATAAGCTTTTGTCATGCCGCCTTTTTTCAAAGTAATCTTGGTATGCTTGCCAGGATGCTCTTGTTTATCGTGTTCTCTAAATGCTTTTTTGATCATAGCTTTGTCTTGCTTGAGATCATCGTTTATTTCTTTTTTAGCCATTTTTAAGCTCCTTTAAGATGTAGAAATTGTAACCGTGCCGACCGCAGTTGTGGCAACTAAATTGTTGGGTGTAAGCAATGGAGGATTAAATTGTCCATAATATTCACGCGATCCTCCTATTGGAGCCCAACCCCACTGCGTATCCCTTGACCCGCCAGTAGGGAATCCATTTGCGTTTAATCCGGCAGTTACATACGTCGTATCATTTCTAGGCTGGCGAACCGCCTGCGGATCATCAACCGGATACATACCCAATAGAAGTTGAGGCTGATCTGGATCCCAACATTCGTCACAAACTTTA